GTGTTGGTGCTTAGTATCACCGTTCGTTTGTTGCTCATATCGTGTTTTCTTTTGTCCAGTAAAATATGTCAGCGTATTGTGCTTCAATCGCTCTAATGTCATCAAATCTGTCGCGGTGCTGTGCAAAGAATTTCATTGTGACTGTTTCATACCACCCTGCTGCACCAATGTGTCCGGTACAATCATTTGACGATCTTAGCTCATTTGCAATCGGTACGGTAATGTCAGGCACTTCGTTAAAGTATGCAGACAAGTACGTGTTAGGCATACCTTTAAGATAGTGTTGCACGATAGAATCGCGCCCGTGTTGACTAACTAAGGGATAGATAAATGCGTTTAACCAGTCTTGATCTGATCCCTTATTGGTAAAATTAAACGCTCCGAACTTATTAAACATCTGATCCCACGTAGCGCATCCCGTGTAATCTCTAAATTCTTTACTGCGAAATGCAACCATACCACCCATTAACGGGATGTTGTGGCTAACGCTGTCAGTAATAGCATGGCACATCTTTGTTCCGTGCATCCAGTATTCCACTAACTGACGTTCTTTGTAGCTTGTAAGGCTATCTAAGTCACGGCACAAAAATAATTCTACATCACAATCAAATGCAGGTAACAAACGCCATAACATAGCTTTGCACAAAGGTGCTTCCGCAATAATATGGCATTGAATAATCTTGGCACGTTCTAATTCACCTAATATAGGGCAGCCGTCATACGTCTTTTGGTCTGTATGCACACGGTTAATAAATTCTGGATATATTAATCTATTCATGCGAATAGACAATAGCAACGCACGTAGATAGCTGTTGAAACTAAAGCAGTTCTCAAATTGAGAACCATAACCAAACAGGCTGTATGATATTATCTTCATTTGTTAGATTGATATCGATAAAAGTACAACACCCGATCAATAGTCCATTCGGTTTGCAGAACTTTTGCGTTAAACATCTGCATTGCAAAATCCGTGTCCTCACCAAAGTTGCTCAACTGAAAATGGAACTTGTTAGCAATGCTACGTTTTATTGGGTTGAGGTGATTCGGGCAGCGTTTGTATTCCTCTGATGTTTCAAAATACGGATTGCCTGTATTGTCAACACCGCAATAGATAGAATGACGGAACGGCTTTTGGTATGTTCCATCAACATAATACCAACCAACGATTCCGATGCAGTCAGGATTTGATTTAATGCCGTGTAACACGCTTTCAATATAATCATGACTTACCCAGTCATCGTCATCGATAAACACCACATAATCCATCCGTGCGCGTTCGATCAATCGTTGACGTTTTTCGCCAATGGTTATCTTACCTTGTGGCGTTGCGTCAAATAAAATCTCAACACGGTGTTCGGCTTTGTTGTTCCTGATCTGCTCTTGTAGATGATGCAATAACATTGCGAAGTTATCGCGTCGTGCAGGTAGTGTAGGTATTAAAATACTAATGCTCATAAAAATTGTGTGCTTTACGTGCTAAATAAGTTTCTTTGTCTGCTATGTTGATTGTTCTATTCTCGTTGCGCTCATACAGGCTATCCCATTCAGCCTTGCCCCATGCTACATGAAGATGTGTCAGTATGTTGATGTTGTCACCCATGTACTTGTAGCATCCGCGTAATTTAGCCACCTCCGTTGCTTCTACGTCACACCATAGACTCTTGTAGTCGGGATGGTAAATGTAGCCGTCACGCTCGAAGTATTTGCGTCCCATAATTGACATCGTGCTGATGTTTGACTTTTGGAATCCATCGCTAAAATGTACGAACAAATCCGTATTGTCATCAAACGCTAATCGTATTACCTCATCAAAGCCTTGCGCGGTGAACACCATATCGTCAGACATATTTACTAAAATATCCCAGTCCTGAATTACAGTCAAATCACGGTTAATCGCGTCAATTTTGTTCTTTGACGTTGCGACTGTTGCGATCACCTGCGATGATATGCTGCATTCGCGTAATTCTTTACGGTATTGCTCAATAGCAGGATCGTCGCTGTCTAATGTAGCCAACACCACGTAGTTATCGCTAACGGAATTTTGTGCTATGCTTTCCAATCCACGACGGAACTTGTCAGGACGTGAACGCGATGCGTATTTGTACAGGATTCTCATTTTTGGTCATTTTTAGATTGCTCAACTTTTTGCTGCCATCGTTCACGGCTTACCTCTACCGCTTGTTTTATTTCATTGGGAAATAATGTTGGACGGTGTTCGATTTCGTATTGCAGGTAATTGTCAATGTCTAATGAATAGATGTATTGCGCTGCTCCTAACGGACAAACAAACGGTGATGGGCTGCAACCTTCCAGATGCGCTCTCATGCTCATGTCCGCGTGTTCAAACCCGTACACACCGAACTTCTCATCAAACATTCCGACCTTATCTAAGCACTCACGTGTGAAGTACATCATGCAGCCGTTACTGTTATTGTAAATGCCGATGTTAGGCTCAATAGCTTTAATCAGTCTTACGTCAATCGTTTCGTGTTGGTAGATAAAGTGACCAATGTTAGACATTTGCGCTGCTTCGATAAAAAACAATTCCCACTCCTTTGCACGTGGAAAAGCGTCATCGTCAAACAGGAAAATATGATCGCAATCCTTTAACGCTTCCAGACATTGGTTCTTATTCCATGCCACGCCTTTCTTTTCCGTGTCAATGCTTACGTGCAATTTGTACGGTGATTGTGTGTACTTCTCAATTTGGTCAATCGTCAACTGTACGTGTTCAGGTCGATTGCATCCCGTTACTCCTATCCCTATCATAATGTGTTCAATACTTGTGTTACTTTCTCGTGTGCTTTGTTCTGATTAAAATGCTCCCGTACATAGTCGTGTAAGTTGTTCGCCAGTCGTTCGCGCAATTCTTTGTCATTTGTTAGGCGCAATATAGCCGTAAACCATCCCTCTTTGTCATTGCAGACTAATGCATTTACGTTGTGCTTCAAATGCGGAGCATACGGTAAAACATTGCTAACTATTGCAGCGCACTTCGTCCAACCTGCCTCGATCAACTTCAATTCGGACTTACAGCTATTGAATACACCGTGTTCCATTGGAATCAACGCCACGTCCACTTCCTCATACATCACACCGTAGTCAATAGCGTCTTTTGCCCATAGTCGTTTGTAAAACTGTTGATTGCCGATGTGATTACCTTCACGAACAAACGACTTAAGGTAGTCGCGGTAAAAATCAGGAAGTTGCGTGTAGTTAAATGTAAACATCCGCTCCACTTCCGTAAATGACGGATGCAGGTTAAAGCTATTTACGAATTGCACTTTTGATCGTATATGCTTATTCTGGTAAGCAGAACGCACACCATTAAACATCAAAGCAGCATCACGCTCACGGTACATACCTGCAATAAAGCCAAAGCGCGTAAATCTTGATGGCTGTTTGTTCGTGCTAAATTTAGTAATGTTTGGATCAATAGTGTTAGGCACTACTGTTGCCTCAATGCCGTATTCATTTTTAATATGTCGCGCCAATGTTTCTGTTGAGCAGGTAACAGCATCAACAATTTTAACGACTTCCTTTGTTTGCTTCTCCCACTCGCTAACCTCATTTAACTGATGCGTAAAGTATCGCACCGCTTCATCGTTTTTAAGGTTTGTCGCGTGTTCTATTCTACCTTTAATTGATTTGTGGTGTAGTTGATGCCACGTTGGTATTTTCCAGTAATCGTCAATGTCAAGAATGATTTTTTTACCCGCCTCTTTAATCTTGGTAAACAATTCAATCGGATGCGCGCGGTTAATGACGTACACATCGCTATCTAAGGGCGAATTAAGGATGTCATGCTTCGATGCTATTTGCGCTCCGTCAATTCGGCAATAAGGCATGTAAAGACGATATAAGTCCATACCGTTTGCGATCAATTCACGGTCTTTGCCGAATCCGTTGGTTAATACGGTTACTTTCATTGCTTGGTTTTATTAAATTCTTTGACCATTGTCCGCACGTAAACACACGCTGACGAATAATGTATGCCTGTTTTCTTCTGAAAATCGCGGTAGCTGCGTTTCTTAATCGGTTCGTACTCCATGTACTCCAATGTGACTAAAGACTGCAAAGACAATTCGGGATTAGTCTTGTTCTCATCACAAAACGCCTTGAACTCGTGTATCAATTCAGGATCGAGACCAACGCGCTCCGTTTGCTCATCCACAACGTCCAATTCAAGATCGTCGATAAATTCGTAGGTAGGAAAATTCTGTTTGTTGAAGTTTGATCGCGGTAGCATCACCTCACGCACCATTGTGATAAATGCGTAGTGTTTTAATTTGCCGTTTTGATATAGGTTAAAAATGTTTTCCTCTGGCAAAGCGCAAACACGCTCAATGACAAGATGCAGTAAATCTTCACGCGCTGCGAATGTGCGACAGTAGGCTTTTATTGCTGATCGCAATTCCTTACTGTTATACAACTCCGTGATGATCTGATCTCTGTTCACGGGCTGCAATTTACGCACATTCGCAAATCGTTTAGATATTATTTGTTGACATTAATTAACACACATAAAAGAATCAATTACTCTCATCCGTTCCTGCGTTGCTTTAATGTGTATTTCGATCAATTCCATATTGATTTCGTCACCTATCTGTTTGCATAACTCGTACAACTTCCACAACTGGTTAATTTCATAACCAACAAAGCAGAGGCGAAGTTCAGGTGTGTCGGCTGCTGCGTACATATCCAACTTTGGCGATAGGTCAGCCATTAGCGTTCTGTATGCTTCCGCGTATTTAAGATCAGCCTTTGTATTGTGCCGATTGTTATGCCTACGCATTGCGTGAACGACTGTGGCGTGGTTGCGGTTAACTATTTGCCCGATTGATACCAACGATAACATAGTGTGCTCCCGTAGTATGCCCATTACCAGTTGACGTACTAATACTATTTCGCCTAATCGTGTTTTGCCTTTGATTTGGTCAAATGTTAATCCGAACACGTTGTGTACTGATGCCTGTAATGCAGACATAAATTTCTGTGAATCTGTTGCTTTCATTTTTGTTTGGTTTTTGGTTAATAACATTAAAAAAATTCTGCAGGAAATACAACCGAGTTTCTAACTGTATTCCATTTTGCTCCCATGTCTGACAATTCTTTAAGTGATTTAACATCACCCCATTTATTGTCTTTTACGATTTGCTCAATCAGTTCTTCTGTCAAATCTATTTCATTTTTACCGCTGTAAAAATCTTCGATTGTTTCTTCGTTCATTTTTGTTTGGTTTTAGTTGTTAAAATGGTAAATCGTTTGTTTTTGGTATAAAGTCCGTGTTAGGTTGCAAGGTGTTACTAATGTATGTCTTTTTTGGATCAACGAACAAAGTATGCTCACCGTCCCAATTCAGGTCAACCGTGCCAGTTTCTCCGTTACGGTGCTTTGCAATTATAACCTCTGCTTTACCTGCTGTGCTTTGACCGTTCTCATCCTGCATTTCACCGTAGTATTCAGCGCGATGGATAAACATTACAATATCCGCATCCTGTTCGATTGCGCCTGATTCGCGAAGGTCTGATAGCTGCGGACGTTTCTCACCGCGTGATTCTACCGCACGGCTTAATTGTGACAAGGCTATTACAGGCACGTTACAATCTTTTGCCACTCGCTTTAATTCACGGCTAATTTCGCTGATGATCGCCTCACGGTTTCTATTACGTCCGTTTGGTACGCTCACTAATTGCAGGTAGTCCACAATGATTAAACCGACACCACCTTGCACGGCTTTCAACGCCTTACTTCGTAATTCCTGCCAGTCAATTCCTGCCTTGTCCTCAATCTGTAATGGATGGCTTTCTATCACACCTCGCGCCTGTTCCACTTTGCGAAGTTCGTCAGTAGTAAGACATCCGTTTTTGTAGTTGTGCGAATTGACGCATGATTCCATCACGATTAAACGTGTGGTAAGTTGCAGCGCGGACATTTCAAGGCTAAAGAACAATACAGGTTTGTTAGAATTACGCGCAAATGCTAACGCTAACGCTGTCTTACCCATTGCAGGACGTGCAGCAAGTATCACAAGGTCGGACGGCTGCCATCCACCAAAGACACGGTTCATATCGGTAAATCCTGTGCTTATTCCAGTGGGCAAATTATTCTCACGTGCGTAAACTTTCTTAGCGTACTCTTCGCGCTCCAACTTTACGACCTCTGCAACCGAAACCACCTGCTTTCCTTTTGTGGTTTCAGACATTAGGTAGTCGTTCAATTGCTTAACGTCATCGCGAATGTTAAACACGTCCACGCTGTCTGCATAAGCGCGATTAATCAACCGATCAGCCTGTTGTATCACTTCCCTACGCATAGCCAATTCCTGAATCTCTCTGCAATGTGCTTCTATGTGAACATCACTACCAACACGGTTGCACAACTCGGAAACGGTCATGATGCCGACAATTTCCAGTTCGTTTGTAGCTTTAAGTTCTTTGGTAACGGTAACCATGTCTACTGCTTCGCGCTTACGGAATAGTCGATCAATGGCTGCAAAGATGCGACGGTGTTTCTCGTGATAAAATGTTTGCTCGTTAATGATTTCCATCACACGCGAAATGCTCTGCTCGAACAATACCATTGTGCCAAGTACCACGCGCTCCGTGTCTAAGTTGTATGGCGGTTTTCTGTCGTTCATTTGGTTTGGTTTGGTTTACAAAGTTAATGTTAATTAGTCGAAATTAAACTTTTTGTACTGCTGTTTTGGTTTTGGTTTTAGTTCACCGTTCTTTTGCTTTACTCCGAGCCAATTAGTAAAATGTGATTTAAGATCGCGTTCCGTTTTATCCTCATCCTTTCCTTGCGAATGGCAATGGGATATAAACTCATCCACAAGCCTGTTAAAGTCATCAGGACTGATTTTATAAGCCCGTATTACGTTCTCATACCACAATGTCTGTTTTGGTAGTTCTTGGATGTGTTCCACCTTAAATTTTGGCTGAGGTTTGAACTGGTCGATGTAACGTAACGGTTGTATCGGCTGATCGGTTTCTGTTTCCCCCACACCCCCTTCATTGTAAGAATAATTAATATCTATACTTCTACTTCTAAGGCGTTCGGAACAAATTTCGAACATTTGTTGCAACACTTGTTCACTTTTTGTATCAGTTTCTTCTGTTACTAATGAAGTAAAAATAGGATCCATTCCTTTATCGTAACCTTCAAAAATCCTTATTTTACGCAATCCTGCACTTACCTTACCTGCTAAACTACGCTTTTTTTGAAAGTTAACGCGTTCACTTAACACATCGGTCATGTATGGGTTTCGAAGTTTACCATCATCATCAACGACAAACTTTTGCTTCAACACTTGTTCAAACACTTGTTCGAATCGTTGATACTCGGAAAAACGAACTCCTGCCAACAACGCCAAATCCTCTACGTTATTTGGTAGTCCATTTTTATCGTACTGATGCAGCAAAAGGTTGACATACCATCCACGAGCATCCGCATCCATTCCTGCCGTTGCTTTTAGCCACTTATCAATGTTAAATAATACTGCAAAATCCTTAGCCATTGTATTGAATATTTAAGATTGGTTTTAATCTTTTAATTAACCTACGTTCTAATTCTATTCGCGTATTCTTTTCAGCACATTCACGATACAAGATATAAACTGGTAGACCTTTCTGATAGCTTTTAATGTAAGGATGATTTACTGCAAGTACACGCTTACCAATATTTGCAGACTGACCAACATAAATTATTTGACGTACACCTAAGTAGTTGTGACAAACACAATATACGCCTGATATTCCATCCCATCCGAAGCAGGATATTTCCCAATTTGATTTAGCTTTTTTAGCCATAATTAAAAAGTAAATCCCGTCGAAGTGTTCAACACGGGTAGCTGTTGGGACAAATCGACCCTCCGTGTTGATGCACCCCAAACGGGATTATAATAAATTGCTTGTGACATAATTTGTTATTGGTCAGCTACGACCTAATGAGCAAATATACTACTTATTTCCTTTCTGCAAATCTTTTAGCAGTCTTTTTGCGTCTGACTTATTGACAAGCGCATATTCGTTATATCTGCCAGATGTTCCGTACTTGGTTTTGAACTGAATAGGTGTTTTCTTGAATTTTAAGCCCATCTGTTCAAATTCAGGGACGCGGGTGGATAGTTTCATTGATCCAGTCAATTTGAACGCTGTAATCGCCGTTAAATGATTGTTGTCGATAAAGGCCTGAATCAATGCTGATTTTTGTGTTTTGGTTTCCATGATTATTTGATTTTAGTTATTGGTTAATAATTCAATTGCTTCGTCTGATGTTCGTACAACGTACACGGGAGCGCAGTTGACTTGTTGGAATCGCTCCTGACCTTCGCGCAGTTTGCCTGTTTTGGTTTTAACCTCCATCACAAACCACTTACCGCGATACGACACAAGCAGGTCGGGAATGTCGCGTCCGTTGATCTTGTTCACGGTTGCACCAATGGCTTCCATAGCCTTGACAATTTCTGCTTCATTCCCGTCGCGCTTGTATTTGTACTTCATTATCCGATCTTAAATTGTGTGATGTTCAGTTTTGTTTTTAATTCCTGCAACTCTGTTTCTGCTTTCCGGATAGCTTCTTTACCTGCTTCGATGTCGGATTCAGGCACGATAAAAGATAGGTAATACAATCCGCATTCGTCATCAACACGTGGATCGAATGACACAAACATACCGCGATCAATGCCGTGAACGATACAACCTGCAACAATCTGCCAGTAGTATTTTGGCATTTCCTTCTTTAAGTCCTCGACGCTTTCCATCAGGCAATAACGTAGATGTGTAGTTGTCTTAGGACATTTAACCTCAAAGATACACGGTTCACCTGCATACGTACCAACACGATCACACGTTGCGCCAAATGTAGGCACTTCATCCCATTGCTGAAAATAGCTGCTATCTTCGAGCGTTACGGTTGGCACTAACTTTTCGAGCCATGTAAATGCACGGAATTCATTTTCTACACCGTGTGCGATGTCCGCGCTCTCGTAGAAATCCTCCTGACTTTCGCCAGTCAATCGCTCCGCTAACGTCTGCATCACATACGGACGTGGTCGCTTTTTAGGTGTGCAGATTAGGTCATACAGGTGACTTGCAGTCCATTTGCCTACACGCGCCTGATGCCATTCAAAACTGTTGGCTTCTATTCTTGTGTCCATCGTGTGTTCTGTTTTAGTGGTTGTGATTGTACGTCTATTACTTCCTCGTAGGTTTGGATGCCAATGCTGATCTCAGGTGCAAACTGTCGCACAAAGAACGCGGCAGCACGGTAGCGCAACATTAGCTGTGGCATTGTCTTCCATTTGCTACCTGCTTTCGTTGCCCATCCTTCGTCCGTTGCCATCTTAACGCTCACCCAGATTCCGTGCTTTAATTCGCCTGTGCGCTTGTCCTCTGCATACGCTCGGCATGATCCACCGTCTTTGTCCGATTCCTCATAGCCAATCGTACCCCATGCGCTTGACGCGTTAAGCGTTGCAATCAGGAAATTACTCGACCATGCAGGTTTGCCGTGAACGATGTACAGGTTCTGCATAACCATTAGCGGTGACGCTCCGATACGCGATGCGGTTTCGATTGCAATGATGCAGTCAGCGATGTTGCCCTGATATGTCTTAGGCACTAACTGTGATGCTGCTAACACCTTTGCCTGACGTTGCGCCAGTTCAAACGATTCTGCATTGGTGAACACGCTCACCGCTTGATTAAATTGACGCGGTTGTATCGCTACAGGTTCGTCAATTACAATAGGCACTTCGGCTGTTGGTTGCTCGGCAGGTTGCTCTTGCACCTCCGTTTGTTGATCGAAGTCGGCAGGATATTCGATGCCGTCCACGATCTTTGGTTCTGTTTTCTGTTTCATTTTGTTTTGGTTTTAATTTACACAAATGTAAATAAAATTTAGATTAGTTGGTTGTCCTGTAAAGATTTTTTTTGCGCATCAGTTAAGTAGCGTTCACCGCGCAATATCCTGTAAAGGTGCGGACGGCTGCATCCGATTAACTTTGCCACGTGCGACTTACTGATGCCTAATAATTTGATCTTGCGGTTTAATTTATCTATTGACTTCATAGGTTGTCGATTACTTCCGTTTCTACATAGTTGATCACGTCCTGCTTCATAAAGTCCGCAAAGCGTTGAATCGCATCGGTCAAATCTTTGTAGTCGATTACCGCGTTGATGTCCGTTTGTTTCTCATTATACCAGTCACCTGCTACCTCGCTGACTGTTACGTGTACAGGAACGTCAAAGGATATGCCTTCCGTGTCATCCATAAAGAAGTTGATGGTGACGTACTTTGTTAATGTTGATTTCATAGTTATTCGGGTAAGGTTAAGTAAATAGATAGGTTTAACTCGTCATGCTGCAATTTTACCCAATTCTCGTCGGTAAGGTAGAATGATGTGTCAAATGCTGTCTCGCATTGCTTACGGACTT